AATGTTAGGTAATGTTAGTGGAGGAACAGAAATGAATCCATCAGGTACGACAGCACCTCACCCAATATTCACAGACGCAAATGGAGTACCATATGCACAATTAAACGGAATCACATTAGGTGGATTTAACGGATTAAATAATTAAAAAAACAAAATAACAAATAATATGTCAAACTTAAAACCAATTGGTAGTGAAAAACTAACAGGCGATGATAAAATAAAAAGAATTATGGAAATTGCTCGATTTAAAGAAATAATTCCACAAACTATAAATGAAAATGCAAAGTCAGAGTATTCAATATCTCTTGCTGATGGAAACAAATATGAAATTGTCAAAGAAAGACAAGGTTATATTATTAAGAAAACAATTTCTGAATCAGAAACTGATTATCTTGAACCAATGAAGAACAGAAAATACTATTCTTCATATTCACAGGCATTTAAAAGATTAAACCTTGTGGCAGGAGAGTTAAACAGACTCAACGAAAATGAGGAAGGTGTTTCATTATACGGTGAACAAAAAAGATTTACCTTAAAAACTCCAAAACCAGCACCAGCTCCTGAAATGGAGGCTCCTATGGCACCACCTGCTGCACCGCCAGCGGTACCAAGTCCTGAATTACCTCCATCACCAATTGAAGGTGGAGAAGATATGGGAATGGAAGATATGGGAACGGAAGATATGGGAATGGAAGATATGGGAATGGAAGATATGGACGTTGAAACTGATGTTGAAATTGAAGAGCCAACAGGAGATGAAGGTGATACAGTTACATTTAAAACCATTCAAAAACTTACAGGTAAACTAACTCAAAAAATTAGAACCCTTGATTCTCAAGAAGGAATGACATCTGAAGACATTAAATATGTTATCAATATGGTATTATCTTCATTAGAGTTAAGTTCTTTATCAGAAGAAGATAAAGAAGATATTATGTCTAAATTTGAAGAAGATGACATGGAAGGTGAAGATATGTCTGATGATATGGGCGGTGAAGATATGACTGACGATACTGAAGTTGAAGATATTCAAGCAGATATGGACGTTCCAGTTGAATCTGAAATGGAAGAAATGGATTACGGTAACGGGTCAATCTTTGATAGCATCTTTGGTGAATCAAAAGTTGACAAAGTAATTTCAAAATATTTTGAGGTTTCAAAAAAAGAAATTAGAGAAGGTAAAGAAAAACAAATTCAAGAAGTTTCAAAGAAAAAAGCGGTTGTTAATCAAATTATGGAATCAGTTGTTAAAATGACTGAAACTATTGAACAAGAATTGGCTGCTAAAAGATTTTTAGAAAAAAATATTAATTCTAAATTTGTTGGAGTTACTAATAAAAAGAATTTAGTTTTTGAAACTAAATCAGGTCAAGTAAGAATTACAACTAACGGAGAAATTTTATGAGTTATTTAACTTATGTTAATGGACTAGGTCCTAACTATAAGGGAGATAATTTATATGAATTCATTTTTTCAGATAGTTTGGATGTTTGGGGAGACAGTTGGGATAACAAACCTTCCAATGGATATCCAACTCCACCTGAAATACAATATATTAAGAAAGTAGGGGTCCTGAGAAATACCGATTTAAAATTGGAATTAATTCAGAACTCCGATTTTTTTTGTATGATAGACTCAATGGATGATGTTGTCGCATTAGCATGGGAGACAGAAGAATCTGAAGAACAAAAAAGAATTGTTTTTAGATTTGGAAACACTGAAGAAGAAATTAAAGATAAACTATACGAAAGAGATTTGGTATTAGAATTTGAAAAAAAATTGGTATATGAAAATTAATAGAAAAGCATTACAACTAATTGAAAAAGGATTATCCTCAAAAACAGTTAGTAAATTAACCGAATCACAAGTTGATTTATTACACTCTAAATTATTGGGGGAACAATCTAAAGGTACTACAATGGTTAGTAGTAAAAATCCTGCGGCATCACAAATCGCTAAAAATTTAAATTCTCAAGGAGTTAATGTTACTATGACTGAAAAAGAACTTGAGGAAGATGACACATTAAATGTAACCCAAGACCCAGATGCAACAGATGATGGAATGGGTATCTTTGAAAAAGAAAATGAAAGTGGTCCAAATCCTTGGGCTATTTGCCACGCCCAAGTTGGTCCTAAAAAATCCCGTATCTTTGTTCCTAGAATCTCAAATAGAAAAAATCGTGGAAAAACATTTACCCCCTAGAATTACAAAAGGTGACTTATTAAAAGTTATTTCGGAGACATCAACAACTGCTCCTGTAAAAGAACCAATAACAAAACCTACAACAAAACCAAGAACAAGACCCGCTCATCCTGGTAAAAATCCACATCCAGGTGAAAAGGAAGCTCCAAGAGCAAAAAAAAGTGAAACTAAAGAATCAACAACTGCTCCTGTAAAAGAACCGATAACAAAACCTACAACAAAACCAAGAACAAGACCTGCTCATCCAGGTCAAAATCCACATCCAGGTGAAAAGGAAGCACCAAGAGCAATTTCTCCTGAACAGGCAAAGGATAATATTATTGATGCAATTCTGAAATTAATAGAAAAATAAAATATGGCAAAAAGATTTAATGAACAAATAGATTACGGGAATACTCCCGAAAGAATGGACCCAAATTTAGAAAGAAAATTGGGTAGTCCTGAGAATATATATGCTAATAACCCTGCATTGAAAAATGGTCCTGCTGATGTAGAAAGATTAGTTAGTGGTAGGTTTCAAGAAGTTGCAAACAAATTAAGACAAGTTACTGGTATTCAAGACCTTAGTTCTAAACAAGTACAAGGAATGGTTTATCAAGAAATGATGGGAAAACTTTCTAACGTAATGAGAATTGAAAGTGCTCATACCGACGAGTTAATTGAATTGGCAATTGAAGCTTCTTTAGAAGAAACTGAAGCGGATAGAGATTGGTATCAAATTGAGGCTAGTTTAGGTATGCCAAATGCGGATAATTTTAGACTTGAACCTGAAGATGATAAAGAAGAAGAGGATGACGATGAAGAAAAAGAAGATTCCTTTGAAATACCGTCATTTGATGTTGAAGATTTAACTGATGAAGAAATTTTTGAATTAGAAAAACATAAGAGAAATATTATTAATGCAATGATACAAGGTTTTGCAAAAAAAGGACATTTCCTTTTCCAAAAACCTGAAGTTAAAGCACAATTAGATGCAATTGACCCTTCTTTATATAGAGATTATTTGGGTATTATGGCAATTAATGATTTCATGTATTTTACTATGGAACAAATGATTGAAATGATGAGTCAAACTGGTCAAGGTGTTGCAGGTAAATCTGAAATGGACGACGCCGATGAAGATGAAGGTGGTGAAGAAGGTGAATATCAACCTGATACTAAAATTATTGCAACAGGATTAATTTTTCCAATTTTATGTCATGAATTAGTTAAAGGATTTGAAGCCGCTGTAGGTAGACACGGACAATCACAAGACCCAGTAATGCGTGAAAAAGTTAAAGGTCAAACTGATACTTTACCTAATGAACCAATGCAATTAAGAATTGGACCTCCAATTGTGGAGAAATTCAGAATGGCATTACCAAATGAATTATTTGAAGAAAAAAATAAAGGGTTATCACCCTTTTTTAGAACTTTATTATATCAAATACCAGCTCAAGAGTTTTTGAAACTTATGGGAAATGCAATTGACGATAAAAATCCATCTAATGTTGCCAAAGCAACTTCAAAATTTAAGGAAATTATGAAAGAAGCTATGACAATGAAAGAAGAGTTTGAGAGTTATAAAGAAGAGGAAAATATTAACTCTGATAATGATGATGATGGTTTTGAAGATTTCTTAGGGTCTTTAAACATAATACTACCTCCAAAGGACTAATGTCTTTGTGAATAAAGAACAATTAATAATTGAAGCTACGAAGTGTATGAGGAATACTCCTTATGCACTTCGTACCTACTTACAAACATACGATAATACCGTATCCAAATATGTCCCTTTGGACTTATTCCCCGACCAAGTTAGTTTAATAGATGATTACGATAAATTCAATGAAAATATTGCGTTAAAGTATCGTCAGGCGGGTGTAACAACAGTTACCGCTGCATGGGCATCAAAAAAATTGGTGTTTGCCAAAAAGAACAAACCCGAAAAAATCCTAATCATTGCCAATAAGTTAGATACATCCGTCGAGATGGCTAACAAAATTAGAAACTTTACAGAACAATGGCCTCCATGGGTCGGAATAGGGTTCTCAAAAGAAAAAAATTCACAAAGACATTTTAAGTTAACTAACGATTGTGAAGTTAAAGCCGTTGCAACATCAAAGGATGCTTTGAGGGGTTATACTCCAACAATCCTTATATTTGACGAGGCGGCGTTTATTGAAGCAGACGGAGATTTCTGGTCTGCCTGTATGGCTTCACTATCTACGGGTGGTAAAGTTATTGTTGTATCCACACCAAACGGATACGATGCAATTTATTATGAGATTTACGACCAATCATTAAGAAATATGAACGATTTCAAAATATCTGAGATGTTTTGGTATCGTGACCCAAGATATACAAAAGATTTGTATATGGTTAAAACTAATGATTTGGTTCACTTTCTATTAAATAGAGAAGAATATACAACTAAAGATGTGATTGATTTATCTATGGAAAACCCATATGAAAGAGACCATTCAGTTGTAACCGACTATATTGCTCAAGGATATAAACCATGCTCATCTTGGTTTGAGGGTATGGTTAAAAAGTTAAAATTTGATAGGAGAAAGGTTGCTCAGGAGTTAGAGTGTGACTTCTTAGGTTCAGGTGATAACGTATTTGAATCTGAATTGATGCAAGATATTGCCAAAAACACATTACGTGACCCCCAAGCTAAACTGATGGGTGGTTCGTTATGGATATTTAAAGAACCTGTAAACGGACATAAGTATGTTATGGGTGTGGATGTATCCCGTGGTGACTCTGAGGATTTCTCGTGTATTCAAATCATCGATTTTGACGAAAGAGAACAGGTATTGGAATATGTTGCCAAGGTTCCACCAGATGTATTGGCAGAGATTGCTTATAAGTGGGGAACAATGTATAACGCCTATTGTGTTATTGATATCACGGGGGGTATGGGTATTTCTACGGCAAGAAAACTCCAAGAATTAAGTTATCAAGGTGGTTTATATGTTGATAATGTTGATACCACGAATAAATGGAAATGGGACCCAAAAATTAACGACAAAATACCGGGGATTAACTTTAACTCAAAAAGAGTTCAAATCATATCCGCATTTGAAGAAAATGTAAGACACGGATTTAAAGTGTATTCAAACCGATTGTATAATGAAATGAATACTTTCATTTATATTAACGGAAGACCTGACCATCAAAAAAATCATCACGACGACTGTATCATGGGGGTTTCAATGGCATTGTATGTTGCCGAAAAATCTTTTCAATCTTTAGAGAAAGTAACCAATCATACAAAGGCTATGATAAATTCTTGGGCGACTACGGTAAATGAAAATAAAAATTCATCAGAATTCTTTAACCCATTGATACCACAAATGGGTAGAGATAATACTTTGAACAATAATGGTGCAGCTACTAAAGCCGATTACCAAAAATATGGATGGTTATTTGGTGCTCGCTAACTATTTATATTATCAAGGTAATTAGTAAATTTAGAGTATGAGCGATAATAATTCAACAGTATGGCAGAGGTTGTCCAAAACATTTGGACCAAACTCATTATTAAAACAGGATTATCCTACATTTAAGTTTGACAAAACTGAACTTCTACGTACAACAAATCGTGACGATTTTGAAAGAGAAAAACTTCAAGCACAACAAACATTTTATTTAACAAATCAATGGGCAAAGGTTGAAAACAATTTATATTCCCAAGCGATTTATTATGAACCGTCAAGGTTATCCGCTCAATATGATTACGAATCAATGGAGTATACCCCTGAGATTTCTGCAGCATTAGACATTTATGCAGAAGAATCAACAACCACAAACGAAGATGGTTTTATTCTTCAAATTTATTCTGAATCAAAACGTATTAAATCAGTATTAGCTGATTTATTTAACAATAACTTAGATATTAATACCAACCTACCGATGTGGACAAGAAATACTTGTAAGTATGGTGATAATTTTATCTATTTAAAATTAGACCCTGAAAAAGGTATTATTGGTTGTCAACAATTACCGACAATTGAAATTGAACGTCACGAAATTGGTGTTAGTGCAAGAATTACCACAGATATCACCTTAGAAAAAGACGAGAACAAAAAAGCTCTTCACTTTACTTGGAAAAATAGAAATATGGAGTTCCAATCGTGGGAAGTCGGTCACTTTAGATTATTGGGTGACGATAGAAAACT